AACTTCATTACCACAATTATTACAATAAATTTTTACATACACTTCAGGTTTTAGAACAGGTAATTCTTTACCATCTACAATCTCAGTGCCTATTTGTTCTGCATCTTGTACTTTTTTACCAATCGACATTATGTAATCTCCATTAAACTTACTGCTATTTTTACACCATTACCAACAATTTTGATAGCATCTTGTTGTTCTAATGATAAAGGTTGAGACAGCACCTCTTGAGTTGCACCGTCAGCTAAACTACTCTTAAAAAGCTCTATTTCTAAGGGAGAACTAGCGTCATAATCTAATACTGTAACTGTCGTTGTAACTGCGCCTCCAGAAACATTAGCTAATCTTATGCTTTTTACAATTGCTGTGGTAGGTAAAACAGGCGGCACAGCTCCTTCATTAGCTGTAGGAACTGTATATACAGCTGTGTTAGACCCTGTTGCAGTCTTAGAAAATAATTTAAAAAAATCAGCCAAGGAAGAAAGTCCTTGCTGTTGACTCATCTTTTAAATCTTGTTGAAAACCAAAATTTAATTGTTGAGTTATTTGTTCTAGAATACGGATTAGAGTATCAAACTGTATTGGTTCATACTCAGGTGGCGCATCTGGTAATCTTGTTGTGCTAATTTTAGCCATTATCTACCTCCATCAGGTTTTATATCCAAACGTAACGTACCATAACGCCAGTCTGAATCTAAAGTATTACTTGTTATTTTTACATTAGCTTGTCTACCTCTGCCACGTAAATTAAAAAATTTTGTCGTTGTATCCACAGATCGATCAATTGTAGTGCCTGTTTCAGATGGATAGGTTTTAAAACCCATGGTCATCGTAGCAGATCCAGCTTGGTTTTTAAAATCAGGTATACCCTTGCTTATAGATAGTATTTGTTGTCCATCTTGTATGTCAAAATCACCTGATGTAATAAACGCTGTCATAGCGGATTGATCGTCGTTTACACCCTGTTCATGCTCATACAACAAAGATGCTCCAGCAGTTACACCTAAAACAGTAGGAGTAGTGCCTGTTGTGCCTGTCTCATATTTTGTTGCATATGGTCTTTGATAAACACCATAATCCGTCCAAGTAGTTCTTGACAATGTTGATGTATACCAAGTTCTCTCTAAGTAATTGTATGTGACTGATCTATCTATTTGTGTAGCGTTTGTAGAAGCGTAATACCAAGTAACCTCGTTAAACTCTGAATTTACACCAACATATGTTTCTGGTTGTTGTGTAATAGAAAAATCTTCAAATACAAAATCCTGCACACTACATGGTATTTTTTTTATTGAACCATCATAAAGATAGAAAGCATTTTGTGACATCCAGTATGCTACACCGTTTACATCTACGGCAGCGTGCACACCTACAGCTCCACAGTTTGCACCAATTTGTACTAATGAGAAAGTAAAAGGTGCACCAACAAACTGCATTGCATGAAGTGATGTATCAGTCCATACTAAAACAGCATTACGTGATCTTACTGCTGACACAATCTTTGATCCGTCTTGTATTCTAAAAGATCCTGCAGTATTTGTTGCTGTTGGACCCCATGTTGTAAAATCCTCTTGTGATGAAAAACGTAAAAATAAATCGTCCTGTGTAGTGCTGTTACCAATTGTTGTTTCTGTGCCAAACAAAAATATGTGTCTATCAGGCATCGATACTAGAGTAAATCTTGAACTTGTTGGTGCTTGAGAAATAGCGACGGCTCTGACTCCTGTGCCGTTAGACGTGTCCCATCTAAATGTTTTACCTTTATGTACAGTAGCTATTAAGTCTTCACCAAAATTATCAAACGACCAGTTTCTAGCGTCTAGTGTAACTGTTGAGGTTGATCTTGGAGTGTTCCAAGCGTCTACGTTCCATGCATCTGTCCCCCAACCATAACCGTAAGTAGCCTCAGCAACGCCTACAGATATTTGGTATTTAGCGTTACCTGACCCACCACCTCCACTTGTACTACCACTTGCTTGACTTGAATGTGTAACCTTATAGGAGTTTGCATCTACAACAGTGGTAATTTCAAACTCTTTGTTCATGTCTAAACCATTAATTGCACTAAAAGAATCAAAGGTAACAAAGTCACCTACAGATGCTCCATGACTTGTGTGGGCCACTGTTACAGTTGTTGTGGCATTTGTTGTAAACGGATTTGTTAAAGCAGCCTCTAATCTTATAGGCGTAATGTCATAAGCAACACCTTCAGAATATAAATATAATTTTCTATCTGTTCCGAGAGCCGTGTACCGTACACCATCTAGTGATGTCCAAGTATGTATATCTCTTGCTACACCAATTAATGTTTCTTGTATAAGTTTAAGCCAACCACCTACTTTTTGTGGTAAACCATAGTGAAATCTTACATTATCAGAATCAATCCAACGCCCTTCAGCGCCGTATTCTGTATCTTGCTTATCAATACCAGGTGCTATGTTTAACTTTGTTAATGGCATTATGCGATCCTTATAAATCTATACTTCATTTCACCAGGTCCACCTGCACCACCAGGAGCTCCTTGTTCTGTTCCTCCACCGCCACCGCCAGAGCCTCTAGTGCCTGCGCCACCTATTTGTGAGGATTCGTAAGGACCACCATTACCTGCGGCTCCACCAGAGCCACCTGAAACATTAGCGTTGTAAGAACCAGCGCCTGCAGCACCAGGACCGTTAGAGTTATCACCACCGTATGTTATACCATTTGCACCAGCAGCGCCGTTACCTGCTTGATTGAAAGCCGATAGAGGGCCACCAGTAAAAGATGTAATGTTCAAACCACCCGTCGTTGTGCCAGTTGTAAGCCTAGATGCTGTAATTGTTGCAGTTCCAGCTGTGCCACCTGTAAGAGTTGCTAAGGGTCCTTGAACGCCTCCACCTGTAACTGTGCCAGAGCCTCCACCTGTTAAAGAAAAAATAGCATTTGTAGATGTACCAGATAAACTTGTTGTGCCGCCGCTTGCAGGTCCACCACCAGTGTAAGTGTTTGATCCTGCAGATCCTGCAGCACCTACGACAGCTGTTAATGTTTCACCACCTGTAACAGAAAAAACTAAATCAGAAGCATAAGCACCAGAGCCACCACCAGGTCCTCCTTGTTCACCACCTGCTTTATCATAATCTTGTCCTCTGTTACCACCACCGCCACCTGCTATGGCGTACTCAATATGTATTGCATTTGCTAATGATGGCACTGTAATAGTAGTTGTACCAGGAGATAAAATTACATAACTGGTCGCTGTAAATAATGTATAAATTTCACGCCAAGATCCACTATGATAGACATAAGCGTTTGTAATAGTTTTGTTTGTATAGGACGTGCCGTCTCTTACAAAGAGCTCACTAATCTCTCTAAAAGAACCACCATCTTTAACAAATACTGTCATGCATTACGTGTACTTATACCAGATATCTCCATCAGAGCCACCTGTTGGGCTGCTTGTAGATACAGTTCTAGATCCGTTAGCATTTGTTCCTGCAGTTGCAGATATAAAAGCTTGAACATCACTACCAATTGCTACACCTAAATTAGTTCTTGATGTGCCTTTGTTAGCTAGGTCGTTTAAATTTTCTGATTCTTGCACAACTCCTGTTATAGCAGTGCCTGAAAATTTATATCTAATTGATTCGTAAGTTGGCATATTATTTCTCCAGTAGTTTCCATCCATAAGTTGCACCAGAATATACTAACGCAAATGCTGCGCCCTCTGTTGCTACTGTAAGATCGCTTGTTTGTCCGTCTATTTTATGACTATTTCTACCCACAGTCAAATTGTAGGTATCAAAACTATTTGCTAAATCTAAAAATCTAACTTCATCACCTACAGATGCTGTAGCAGGTAAAGTAATTGTAAAAGCTCCACCACTAGTATTAGCAAATATTTTATCACCAGCAAAAGCAGTATAGTTACTTGTTTTTGTTACCCAATCACTTCCTTGTGTTTGTATTTCATACCAGTTTGTTCCATCTGTAGTTATAAAAACATTACGACCAGGATTAATAACAAAAGTATTACCGCCGCCACCTAATCTGGCTGTAATTTTGTGTGATGAACTTGCATTTCGTAAGAAGTACATCTTTTCTACAGCAGGAAACTGTATGATAAAATCTGAACTGTGCCCTGTAAAGACGATTGCAGCTTGTCTTGCTTCGTTATTGGCCTGTGTTTGTGGGCCGTTGTTCGTGGTTAGTGTATAAGGGCTAGATGAAGCTCCTAAGTTTTTCGTGTATACACCAGCAATAGAGTGTTCTAATGACTGTGATAGGTTGTTATTGGTAGTATTACCCCAAGCATTTGCTTGTTCACCTGATCCAATAAGTTCTATCTTTAATCTCGTTGAATATGTTGATGCCATTATGCTGCCTCCTGCCAGACCATTGTAGCACTATCATCCACTTCTGTCCATGCGTAAACTGCTTCGTTGTCACCTACAGATGCTGTCATTGACAGTCCAGTAACGTCTACATCAGCATTTAAATCTACTTGTGGTGTGCCTACAGATATACCAGCTAATAAAGAATTAGGTGCAACAGTTACGTTAGCTGCTGCTATTGCCGATCCAACAGCTGAGGTAATTGCTTGACCAGACACATTTACAACCGATGTAGGTAACGGTGTTACTGCACCAAGAGACGCTGTAGCACTTAGACCAGATAATAGTACAATTGTTTTATCACTTGCAATAACAGTGCCTACTGTAGAGCTCATAGCTTGCCCTGTTACATTTACAGTTACTGCACCACCTGCTCCTACTGATCCGAGAGCCGAGGACACTGATTGTCCAGATACAGCTATTTGTACGTTACCAGATGATGATACAGAGTGATTACCTAACGCAGATGCAACGTTAAATCCACTAACCGATATGTTTTGATTTTGTATACCTGCTGGTGTTACTGCACCTAGTGATGCGGTATTGTTAAATCCTGTTACAGCAATACTAATATGCTGTTCTGATTGTGAGGCGAATGCTGCCTCACCGAATGATGCGGCGGCAAAGGTCATTTACGCCTTTTCCATCTCGGTTTTTATATCTTCCCTAGATATTTCTGAT